CAAATCGAGCGAATGCAACGGTTGGGTGAAATGTGCCTGATTGAAGCCCGAAACAATAAGGGCTACATGATGCAGACCGGGGCGTTGTTGTCCTCAACGGGTTACATGATATTCGTTGATGGCGTTGCGCTTCATTCGCAATTTGACGCGGCAAGCGGCGCGGAATCCAACGCGGCGCAAAACGGCATCAAAGCGGGTCAAGCCCTTGCGGAAAAGGTCGGCAAGAACACAAAGGGCGTTGCCCTTGTGGTGGTCGCCGGAATGAATTATGCGGCATACGTCGAAGCGAAAGGATATAACGTGCTATCGAGTGCCGAACATCTTGCACAACGGGAATTGCCCCGGATGTTAGAAAAACTTATCAGCAACATTAAAGCAGCAGCGGAATGAAAGACAACTTGAAAACCCCTTTCGATACCGACGGCATCTTGTTTCAGTTGCTCAACGGGAAAACGACCATCAACGGCGGTGTTTACGTCGGCGATGCACGCCCCGAAGATTCGACCGATGAAGATATTGTCGTTAACACAATCGACCTTGAAGCGGACGCATTGCCCCAAATCGGCACGTCCAACATCAACGTCTATGTGTCCGACACGTCGAAGAATATCAACGGCAAAATGCAAGTGTCGGCAAACCGCATCCGGCTTAATCAGTTAACCCAAGAAGTCTTGAAAATTGTTCGTGAAACCGTCTTGCCGGGGATGAAAGCAACCCCGAAATCGGCAAACATCATGTATGAGCCGACAACCAAGCAGCACTTTATGAACATTCGGATTGATTGGAATATTCAAACGACTTAATTTCAAAAGTTTATGTCAACCACCACGACAAATAAAACCAACCTTATCACGTTGGGTCTTTGCGAAATTCAGGTTGGCGAAGCGTCCCCGTCGGGAACCATGCCCACCACCCTTGCAAAGATTGGCAAGACCTACAAGGACACCGCCAAAATCGCTCAGGATTCATCCGACGTGACCGAGCATTTCGAGGAAGGCAAAGCCGCCCCCGAAGTACGCCGCAAGGCGCGTAAAATTCCCGTGCTGACATTCTCCATCATGGACGCATCAATTCAAGACCTGATTGATTACGTCGGCGGTGAAAATGTCGGAACGGATGCCGCCCCCAAATGGGGCTACGACGGCAACGAGGTTGTCGCAAACAAGGCAATCAAGGTTCTTACCGAACAAGGTCTTGACTTTGAGATTCCCAACGGCGACATCGAAGCGGTTATCAATGCCGACCTTACCGCCGCCGGAATTTTCCTTGTTGACTTCACCGTTACGCCGATGGCGGTTTCATCCGGCAAGGCATTACGCGGCATTCCCCACGTCGATTAACGGGGGAATCGCAGTCAATCACCAATGCGCCCCCGGAGAGTGCCTGACACCCTTTGGGGGCGTTTTCCCTAAATCAGCACATGACAATGGAAGAAGTAAAGAAAACATCCCTTGAAAAAGAACAAGCCGAATTGAATGCCCTTATCCGCAAGGGTGTGTCGTTTGAGGTCAAGGACGTTCAGGTGGAAACCGAAAAGCGGTTTTTCGGTCTTATCCGCCGCCGTCGGCTTGTCGAGGTGACACGCAAGTTCACCATCGTTGAACCGACCCTTTCAACGCTTGACCGCCTTTCCGCCGAATGGATAGAACTTGCCATTGATGAAAAGGCGATGAAGTCCGAGGATGCAATGGTTGTCGCCCGCACGATGGCGCACAAGCATTCAATCCGTTGCGCCCGCATCGTGGCAATCGCCGTTCTTGGCGTTGACCGCCTGAAATGCGAAAGCAAAAGCGGTTATCCCCATTGGGTCGAGGACACCGAGAAGTTGAACACCCTGACCGACCTTTTCGCCCGGCAAATCAAACCATCAAGGCTTCATCAACTTGCCGTGTTGGTCAATTCAATGTCCAATTTAGGGGATTTTATGAACTCTATTCGATTGATGTCAACCGACCGAACAACAACGCCGATTCGGATAGAGGAAAACAACGTGGTCTAAATAGCCCGCACGGTCGCCGGGGCGCGTTGTGTGCGCACTTCGGGTGGACTTATGACTACTTGGTCAACGGCGTTGCGTGGGGGCTTGTCGAAAGGATGATGATTGACGCACCGAGTTTTGACACCGATTCCGACCCGAATGTTCAGCAAATCACCCTTAACGAGAGCAACCAAGAACAAGTTTTGAATTATGTAAACTCACTGATGTAACATGGCAGATATTGACGGCGGCGGATTGTCCTTTGTGTCCGACATGGACAATTCCCAACTTGAATCAGCGATTCAGGAAACATTGCGGCGTGTGCAAGGCTTGTCCGACGGCTTTGTGGGTGTTGGTGATACCGTTGACAAGACGGTTGCCGACATCGGCACAATGTTGGGTCAAATCGGCGCGGAATGCGAAAAGCAGGAAACCGCGATTTGGCAACTTGAAGATGAATTTGAATCCCTGAAACAACTTGCATCGCAAGAATGGGAAAAGAACGGATGGTCGGCGGATTATAAAGCCATCAAGGACAAGCAAAAGGCAATTCAAGGCGAAATCACCGTGCGCAAGCAGCTTTTGAACGAGTTGCGCGACCAATCGGATAAACTTGATTCCGCCCGTGATGCTATGCTTGCCGAACAAAAGGCAGTCAACGAAAACGCAAAGGCGCAAACATCGTTACGCGCCCGGTTGCGTGAACTCAAAACGGAAATGGTCGAGTTGGAAGCCGCCGGAATGCGCAACACCGACCGTTACCGTGAAGTGCGGGCGGAAGCCGCCGCCCTGACCGATGCGTGGGGCGACGCGCAAGCACAAGCCAACGCACTTGCAAATGATGATGCCGGATTCGCGGGTGTCATGTCGGGTCTTACGGGCTTGACGGGCGGTTTTTCCGCCGTTGCGGGCATGGTCGGATTGTTCGGCGATGAAAGCGAGAATTTGCAACAAATCATGCTGAAAACGCAGTCAATTATGGCGGTGACAAATGGTTTGATGCAAGTTTCGCAAGCCCTGAACAAAGATTCGGCATTCATGCTTAACACCGTTGGTCGCCTGAAAGAATGGTGGAATGGGCTTCTTGAAGTCGGAAGAAGTGCGCAAGTCGCAGAAACCGCCGCAATCCAAGCCAATTCAGCAGCACAAGCCGAAAACGCCACGGCGACCGGGATTAACACCGTTGCGGATGAAGCAAGTGCCGCCGCGAATCAGGCGAATGCCGCCGCCCGTGGTCAGGTTACAGCCGCGACCACCGCGAACACGGCAGTTCAGGGCGCAAACACCGTTGCGACCGGGGCGCAAGCATCAGCGGCAACGGCGGGAACGGCGGCAAATATCGGTCTTGCCGGGGCATTCCGCATGGTCGGCGCGGCGATTAAGTCAATTCCCGTGTTCGGGTGGATTCTTGCCGGAATTTCCGCCCTTATCGCCTTATATTCTCACTTTTCAAGCAAGGCATCCGAAGCGAAAAAGGCACAAGAAGAATTTTCAAAATCAATGGTCGAAAATTGTTACAAGCCCATCGGCACAATCAAGGATTTGTCGGCGCGGTGGACTGAACTTGGCGACAATTTGGAAGCCAAAAAGAAGTTCATCGAGGAAAACCGCCAAAAGTTTGAAGAACTTGGCGTGTCGATTAACGGCGTGACCGATGCAGAAAATTTGCTTGTCGCCAACAAGGACGCATTCATTGAAGCCCAAATCGAAAAGGCAAAGGCAATGACTTATGTTCAGCTTGCAATGGATAAGCAGAAAGAAGCATTGTTAAAACTTGAAGAACGCGACCGGGAAAATTCAAATGTTGTCAAGTTGGGTTGGTCGGGTTGGTATTCCCCGTGGAAAGAGAAAAACGAAGAATATAAGGCATTGATGGCGGAATCCGACAACCTTTTTGCACAAGCCCGAAGCCACGAGCAAGCCGGATTCAATCAGCTTCAACAAGCAAGCATCCAAAGCACCCAGCAATATGCCGAGGGGTCATTGGGCGCGATTGAACAAGCCATTTCATTGAAGCAAGCCGCCTTGAAGAATCTGACCGACAACACGGCATATAAAAACGCACTTGCCGAACTTGCCGAACTTCAAGAGCAAGCCAACAAAATCACCGGGAACAAGACCAATCAATTCAAGGTTTCCGGCGGTGGCGGCGGCAACGGCGGTTCAGGTGTCAAGACCGACCCGTTCTTAGAAAAGTTGCAGAAACGCAAAGCCGAATATGACCGCTTTTTGAAGTGGGTAAATTCGGGCGATTCCGTCCTTATCGCATCCGCCAATCAGGAATTTGCCGGACTTCTTGCGCAAGGGGCAACCTATATCGACTATTTGAAGCGGCAGCGCGACCAAATTTTGGCGGTCGATGTTGCCAATCGGACAAAGGCGCAGAACAAGCAGTTGCGCACCCTGAACGACCAAATCGCCGAAGAAACGAAACGCACCGTCCTTGAACAATTCAATCAAGAGTTGTCCGAGCAACTGACCAATGCCAAATCGGTGATTGAAATGTTGAATATCATCGAGCGTCGCCGCCGTGAACTTGCCAACGACGGCACGGAACTTGACACGGGCAAAAAGGACATCTTGGATGAAGCCGAAAAGAATGCCCGGAATCAGGCAAAGGAGCAAACCGAAGATTTGCTTAAAGAATTTGCGTCTTACACCGACAAACGCCGGGCGATTGAAGAACAATTCAACAAGGACATCGAAATGCTTACACGCGCCCGCAATGCCGCCACAACGGATGCAGACCGTGAAAGCATTGATGCCGCCATCGCCAACCGTCGCCGCAAGTACGCAAAGGACACCGAGGGAACGGGCGATGCCGATTATGACAAGTTGGTTGAACAATACACGGGTTATGAGCAGAAACGCGCCGCCATCGCTAAAAAGTACGATGAACAACGCCGCCTTGCCCGTGAACACGGCGACCAAGAGATGCTTGCCCGCATCGCAAATGCGGAGCAAGAAGAACTTTCCAAGTTGTCGAATGAGATATTGACCCAATCAGCCGATTGGCAACTTCTTTTCGGCAATTTAGAGGGGCTGACCACATCCACAATCGAGCGACTTATTAAGAACATCGAGGAACAAAAAATTCAGTTTTCCGGCGACTTCAACCCCGCCGACTTGCAAGCCATCAATGAGCAGCTTGAAAAGGCGCGTGGGGAAATCGAGAAGCGCAACCCGTTCAAGGCACTTTCCAACGCCTTTTCGGAATTGCGCCGTCAAATGTCCGACAATAAGTTATTGTCGAATGACAATGACCCGTTCTTGGCGGAACTCAAAGCCAAAGAAGATGAATACAAACTTTATCAAAAGTGGATTCAGTCGGGCAATAAAGACCTTGTGCAAGGGTCGCAAGATGCCTTTGCCGGGCTTCTATCGCAGGGCGGCACATATCTTGATTACCTGAAAGGCAAGAAGCGTGAATTGCAAGGAAAAATCGACATGGGCGTGAATGTCGGAAATTCCATGCAAGTTATCGACGCACTTATTCGCAAGGTCGAATCCGGCAAGTCAGCGGGCGACATGATGAAAGATGCGTTGAAAGATGTGTTTTCAAACGTCGGCTCAACTTTGAGCCTTGTTTCCGGCACATTCGATTCAGTCGTTCAGGGCATGGAAAAGATGGGCATTGCGATGGATGAAGAAACGTCCGCGATTCTTGGCGACATCGGCGGCATCCTTTCGGGCGCGTCGCAAGCCGCCGAGGGCATTGCGTCCGGCAACCCCCTTGCTGTGATTCAGGGTTCAATCACCCTTTTATCATCGGCATTCGACTTGTTCAATTCCCGTGACCGCCGCGCCGAAAAGTCAATCAGGAAGCACAAGGAGCAAATCGACATCCTTTCCAATGCTTATAAGCAACTTGAATGGCAAATCGGCAAGGCGTTGGGCGGTGAAGTTTATAAGAATCAGCAAGCCGCCATCCGTAATATGCAGCAGCAACAAGCGCATCTTTACGGCATGATTAGCGATGAACAAAGCAAGAAGCACACCGACCAAAGCAAAATCCGGGAATATCAAGAGCAGATTGCCGAACTTGACCGTTCCATTCAAGATATGCTTGATGATATTGCCAACGACATCTTGCAGACCAACGCAAAGGAATTTTCCAATTCCCTTGCTGAAAACCTTGTCGGGGCTTTTGAAAAGGGAGAATCCGCCGCGAAAGCCTTTGAAGAAACCGTCAACGAGGTTTTGAAGAATGCCATCGTGAATCAGTTGAAGAAAAAGTTCCTTGAACAACAGCTTCAAGGCGCACTTGATAGCCTGACCAATTCGATGGGCTTTTGGAGTGGCGATGATTTCGTTTTCAACGGTCTTACCGATTCCGAGATTGAAGCATTCAAAGCAAAGGTTCAAGCCGCCGCCAACAACTTCAATCAGGCGTTGGGCATTTATTCGGACTTGTTCAAAGACCTGAACAATGAAGAAGATGCCGACACGTCGTTGACCGGGGCGGTCAAGGGTGTTTCCGAGGAAACCGCGTCACTTGTCGCCGGACAAATCAACGCCGTGCGAATCAACCAACTTGAATGCAAGGACATCTTGCGTCAACAACTTCTTGTCCTCAATACAATTGCCGCCAACACCGCATTCAACAAGCATCTTGCGAAAATCGACCGCATCATCACGCTTCTTGAATCCAACGGCGGGGATTCTTTGAGGTCGCAAGGGTTGGTGGCATAAAATAAAAGCCTGAAAAAAGAAATGGAAAAAAGACTATCAAAAACGCTTGCCAAAGAAGCAAAACGAAAAGGCATTTGCAAGGAATGGCACACCGCCTTGAAGTCGTTGACCGACCGAAAAGCGATGGTCGAAATGTACTTGCGCGGCATCGACTTTTGCTTAAAAAACGACTATCCGGCAAACGACTTCATAAAAGCGCATTTCGGCGACATCGCCCCCCAAATGGGTGTGTTTGTCGATTGTGAAATCAGCGTCGAAAATAGCCCCAAATGCGTGTGTCTTGGGGCGACTTTCGGCATTGTCAAGACCAACGCATTCAGCGTGTCGGAAATATTCGCCAAACATCAATCGGAATTGAACGTGCTTGCCGCCGACAATGCCTTTGTGATGATTGATGTTTTCGATGATGCAGTTGTCAACATCCACGCGCACGACCGGGCAAAAGTGTGTGTGAACAAATATGGCGACGGTGGACGGGTCAACATCGTTGAAGAATCCGCCGAAGCCCAAGTGAAAATCCGGGTTAAAAACTCAAAAACCTATTAAGAATGAACACCGAAAACAGCATCTTTCAAATGCCCTTTGATGAATCGGACGGAGCGTTGACCGCTTACGACTATTCTTCAAGCCGCGCCGACGGCGTGGTTCACGGGGCGCACTTTGTCGCCGGAAAGAACGGCAATGCCATTTCCTTTGCCGGGGATGACACTTGCGAGGTGTCGAAAAACATCTTGCCGAACATGGCGGCGGACTTCACGATTCTTGCGTGGGTTCAGCCCGGACAACGTTTCACGGGGTCGCCGTCGAAGCTGATATGGCTTATCAACTTTGCGGGGCTTGAAAACTTCATCGAAGTTCCGTTTAAAGCAAAGCCGGGGTCGTGGTTCAACATTGCCCTTGTCAAGCATGGCACGGTTTACAACTTCTATGTAAATTCAAGCCTTATCAAGTCAGTAACCAAAGCCGGAACACCCACGGGCATTTCCCTGAATCAAGATTGCTATTCGGGTGAATACGGTTTCGGGCTTCTTGATGATGTCAAGGTTTTCAACACCGCCCTTTCGCAAAATGACCTGATGGAAGAAGTCGCCAACGTCAAAGATATTGCATATCTTGTTGACGGCATCGACTTCAAGACATTCAACGTGTTTGTGTCCGGGTCGGACGGCATCTTGAACCGCCCCAAACTCAAAAACCCGACAAGCATTTCATGGGATGATTACCACGGTGAATCGGTTGACCTGATGCACAAGTTCTATGAACCCCGTGAAATCACCTTGTCATGCTTCAAAAAGGCAGCTTCAAAAATCGACTTCATCACCGAACTTGCCGCCTTTGAACGCCAATTCGACAAGCAGGGCACACAACGTCTTGTCATTGATGTTCACCCGGTCAAACCCCTTATCTACGAGGTATATTGCAAGGATGCAATCGAGATTACCAAAGAATGGAACGACCAACTTATGGTCGGCACGTTCAAGTTAAAGTTGGTCGAGCCTGAACCCGTCAAGCGTGTGTTGAAGCACATCCGCGTCGGAGAATCGACCAAGACTTGCACAATCACAATCAGCACCCGCAAATATGTGAACATCTATTGGGGCGACGGCACGGTTGATTATGACGTGTTCGGCACTGATAAGGTGATAACACATGATTACGCCGCCAACGGCGATTATTTCCCCGTGGTGACGGGTTGCATCGACGAAATCACCAAATTTGAAACCAACGCGATTGTCGTATGGGAGAAAATTTAATCATCACAAAACGGAATGGAAACCGTGTGCCGCTTCAATCGCGGCACATGGCAACCGCCGTCACGTCCGCCCGGCAAACGTGGGTCTTGAATGGCGATGATACCGTTGACATCACCGTTCAATCGCCTTATTCCCAAACCTACGACATCGGCGACAAGATAACCGTTTTCGGGCGTGATTACACCTTGAACCGTTTGCCGAAACCGAGGAAGTCCGGGGCGCATGAATTTCAATACACCTTGCAATTCGAGGGTGTGCAATACGACCTTTTGCGGGCGACCTATGACGTAACCATCGACACGACCAACAACAACTTGCAAGACGTTCAGGGCGATTCCCTGACGGGCAATTTGCACCGCTTCTTGACCGTGCTTATTGCCAACGCAAACCGTGTGTTCCCCGGCAAATGGCGGTTGGGGTCGTGTCCTGACACCGCAAGCGATGTCACCTTGACATTCGGGGAATCCGATAATTGCCTTTCCGTGCTTCAATCCCTGATGGGCAAATTTGGTGAATCCCTTTTCTTCGACATCGCCGTTGACGGGTCGGTTTATGTCCTGAATATTCTTTCGGCAAGCCGGACATTGCCGTTCACCCTTGAATTTGGCAAGAACAAAGGGCTTTACATGATAAGCCGCGACAATGTTTCATCGGCAAACATCGTGACCCGTCTTAAAGTCTATGGCAGCGCGTCAAACATCACGTCTAAATATCGCGCCGACCGTCTATGCTTGCCGGGCAAAACAAAGGCGCAATCTTACATCGAGAAGCCCGAAGCGGTGGCGAAATACGGCATATTTGAGGGGCGCAAGCACTTCGACAACATCAAGCCGACATTCACGGGTCATGTTCAGGCGGTCGGCGATTCCGTCCTTGAACTTATCGACCCGACAATTTCGTTTGACCTGAACGCAAAAGAACCCGACGGGGTAACGACCAAATATTTGCTTAACGGCGTTGCCGCAAAGGTTCACTTCAACACGGGCAATCTTGCCGGATATGAATTTGAAATCGCCAAATATGACCACGCGGCGCACAAAATCACCTTGCGCAAGTTCACCGACGACCGGGGCGACGTGTTCCCGTCCGAAACGTCGGCGGCATTTCAGTTTGCCACGGGCAACGAATATAAGATTGTGGACATCACCTTGCCCCCGGAACTGATAAGCGCGGCGGAAAACGAACTTTTGGAAACCGGGACAAAATTCTATGACCAAAATTCGCAACCCAAAGTGCAATATTCGGTCAGCGTCACAAAGGCTTACATCGAAAAACACTTTGCGACCGATGCCGGAATTGTCAACGTGTTTGTGCCGGGTGATTACTTGCCGATAAAAGACCCCGACATTGATGTGGACAAGGCAATTCGCATCAAGTCAATCACGCGCAATGTGCTTGACCCTTACGAATATAACTTGACCATTTCGGACACCGTGACATCGAACATCACCAATCAGGTGATTTCCGACATCATCGACATTGACAAGGTTTTGGAGGTCAACAACCTAAAAGACCCCGCCCGCGCCCGTGCAAATTGGCGGTCAAGTCGTGAAGTCCTTGACATGGTTTTCGACCCGGAGGGGGATTATTACACCGACAAAATCAAGCCCAATTCGATTGATACGCTTGCACTTTCCGTCGGCGCGAAATCAATGCAATTCGGGTTGTCGAACACCATATTCATGCCGAACTACAACGGCAATGTGAACATCCTGAAATGGAAAGGCGGCATCTTGTCGCATTACGCGATTTCGGATGATGGCGTGAAGTCTTGGATAATTCAGGACGGACAAATCACCCTGAATGATTCTTCAAAGCCTTATTATATTTATGCAAAGTGCAACCGTAACGGCGAAAACGGCACTTTCGACATTACCACCGTGCAACACAAGGTCGAGGAAAGCACCGAATATTATTATTTTTGGGTCGGCATCGTTAATTCGGTTGATTCCGAAACGAATGTTCGCACGTTGTCTTTAATGTATGGCTTTACAACCATTAACGGTCGTTATATCAAGACCGGGCGCATCGAGAGCAGCGGCAACGGTGAAAGTTATTTTGACCTTGATTCAAACGAATTTGCGCTTGGCGAAGCCCTGATTTTCAACCGCAATCAGAGCCGGAAATTACTTTTGAACGGCGTGTTTGTTCAAAGTCAGGGCGGCACGGAATTTCCCTTGCCTTGCTATCGCGGTGAATGGCAAATGAATGTCGCTTATTTCGTGGGCGACACGGTAAGTTATGCCGTCGATGGCAAATATTCGCTTTATCAGTGTTACAAGGATTGCAAAGGCATCGTGCCGACTAATTCGACATATTGGGCAATTCAGGCAAGCGCGGGAAGCGACGGAAAGGACGGCAAAGACGGCGTGAATGGCGATTGGACAAGTTATGTGTTCAAGGCAAGCCCGACACAACCCGACACCCCGACAAGCACAAAAATCATCCCCGACGGTTGGAGCGACGCGCCGACATCATCCGGCAAATGGTGGATGTCGAAAGCGACAATCAACGGTCTTACGGGCAAAGCGGGGGCGTGGAGTGCGCCCGTGCAGACAACCGCCGAAGATGGCGTTGATGGGTGTTACACCGATTTCAAATATCGCAAGAACACTTCAAAGACCGTGAAGCCTGACATCGCAAAGAGTGTCAGGAATCCGGCGAATTGGAGCGATGAACCCCCGACGTTGGGCGATGGCGAATATTTGTGGATGTCGCAAGCCGAAATCAATGCCGACAACACCTTGAAAGGGCAATGGAGTGACCCCGTGCGCATTTCAGGAGAGGACGGCAAAGACGGCGTGAATGGCAGCGACGGAACACCGGGCAATTACACCGAATTTCGCTTTGCAAAGAACGGTTCAACGACCGTTCCGCCCACGGTCATTATTAAGGTTGGCGCGGTGTTTCCTGAAAATTATTCCGTCGAAGAACCGCCAATCAGTGTCGCCGAATACTTGTGGATGATTCACGCAACAATTTCAGGTGACAAAAAAACGCTTGTCAGCCCGTGGAGCGACCCAATAAGAGTAACCCCCCGTGATGGCTCAAACGGTCAAAACGGCGTTGACGGTGCGCCCGGTGATGATGGTGTCGGCATTTCATCGGTTACGAACTTCTATGCACGGAGCAGCAGCGGCACGACCGCCCCCACCGCATGGTCAACCACGCCCCCGGCACTGACATCAATTTTGCGCTTCTTGTGGAATTATGAAAGAATCACTTACACCAACGGAACGTACAATGACACGGCGGCGCACGTTATCGGCGTGTATGGCGCGACCGGGCAACAAGGCAATCCGGGTGTCGGCATCAAGACAATAACGGAATATTACTTGGCGACCACGGCTTCATCAGGCGTGACCCGGCAGACATCGGGGTGGACAACATCGGTTCAGGCAATAAACGCTACAAAGAAGTATTTGTGGAATTATGAATGTGTCGAGTTTACCGACAACACGTTTCATTATACCGACCCCGTGTTGATTGGTGTTTACGGTGACAAGGGCGACAAAGGCGACAAGGGAGAAAGCCCGGCATTGGTCTTTCGTGGGGATTATTCCCCGTCAAAAGTCTATTACGGCACAACATCCCGCTTGGATTGCGTGAAATATGGCAATGCTTATTACATCGCCCGAATTGATGCCGGGACGTTCTCAAACATCGTGCCGACCAACACGGCGAAATGGAATGCGTTTGGTTCATCCTTTGAAAGCGTCGCAACCGGGTTGTTGCTTGCCGAAAACGCAAACATCGCCAATCTTATATTCCGCAACCAACGTCTTGAAAGTTCCGCAAAGACAAATGGAATCCCGAACTTCTTCTTGGACGGTTTGGGAAACATCGCTTCTTTCGCGGCGGGAAATGTTGTCTTTGACGGAGCAAGTGCGACACTTGGATGGTTAAGCGTCGTGGGTCGTGAATTGCTTGGCTTTGATGATGATGGTGTTCAGCGTTTACGACTGACCCCAAATGCGTTGCCAACGGTAAGTTCCGCATCATCAAGCAAAGATTTGGTGGTCAAGGCATCCGGCGGTGATGCGACATTCACGGGTGAAACCAATTACGAAGTCAGCTTTGAACAAGCGGTTCATTGCTATTACGGGCGCGAGGACATGACGGATGATATTGACATGGACTTTTACGGATGGGTCGAATTTGACATTGCCGAAGATAACACCCTTGTTGACCTTTCGGGCATTCAATTCGGTTGTTCTGTAAAGCGCACCGGGTCGAGCAATTATGAATATTTGTCGTGTTCGATGTCGGCTTATGTTCAACGCAAGAACGGGTCGGCATGGGAAAATGTCGGAAGCGTTTCATTAAATAGCGACAACCCGAAAATCACCATTCCGAAAGCCGGACGCATAAGAATTTCGTTCAACGGTTCAGTCAGTCAATACATCGGTTATGATTGTAGCGGCACATTCACGATGGCAACACAATCAATCCCGGCAATCACCGCGAAAACCGAAATGATTATTGCAAAAGACGGATTCATGGCGATATATAATTCAAATTATATGCGTATGCACTCAACCGACGGGTTGATTGTCAAATTCGGCAATTACTATTTCCGGGTAAATAGTTCAGGAATTGCCAAATCGACAAACGGCACGTCTTGGACTAACCTATAAAAAGGCAAACACTTGTCGGGCGACCGGGTAATGCCCGACAAGTTATGCTTTATTTATTCAATCGTGTTTTATAGTAAGACGCAAAGAACTAAATTTGCAAACATCAAATCGAATTACGACATGGACACAACAAGGTCGGGCGAACAAGTTTCCGCCCAAATCGGCAAAATGGGTGTCGTTGCCCTGACTGATTCCGGCTTTTCCTTGCCGGACGGTCAGTGCTTCAACATCAAGAACGACGGCAACGCCCCGGTCACTCTATCGGTGCAGCTTGCCGGGATGCCTGACGGCGATTCCGTCACAACGCAATTTGATTGCGGGTGGAATCCCGAAATCGTGAAAAAGATAATGCCAACGTCGTTGGCGAATATTAACTTAAAATGGGGCTTCTAATATGGGTCTTTTAATCGGCACGGGCAACACAAAGCCCGCATTCGCTTATGACTATTATTACGGCATCGAATGGGACAAGACCGTTTCAAATCCCATCCCAACCCGTATCGGCAAGACCGAACTTCATCAGTCCTTGCCCGTTCAGTCACTTATGCGCCGTTGCATCCTCAAAGATGATGGCACGGTCAACTACTACTTACACGCAAACGATTCTTCAAAGCGCGACAACGGCGCGGCGGCAAACCTGACCGGGGCGGACGGTCAATTCATGGTCGAGTTGCCCGACGCTTATATGCGCTTTGAAATGGACGGCAACAAGTGCCGCGCCCTGATGTCAGACCGCCCGTTGCCGGGCTTCATCAAGTGGCGCAAAGACTATGTTTCCGCCGATGAAGCGTGTGTTCAGCGGTCAACGAACAAACTTTGCGCGGTGGTCAACACTGATGCGGATTATCGCGGCGGCAACAACAATGCGTCGTATGACACGACCGACCACACATTGTTAGGTCGCCCGGCAACGTCTATCAGCCTGACCAATTTCCGCGCATACGCCCGCGCCCGTGGGTCGGTGTCGTGGAACTGCAACCTATATCAGACACACCGCAAGTTGTGGTGGTTCTTTGCGATTGAATATTGCAATTTCAATTCGCAAGCAGCTTACAACGCCGCGTTGACCGCCGACGGTATGCGTCAAGGCGGACTTGGCGCGGGTGTCACTACCCTTGAAAGCGGCAAGTGGAACACATGGTGCGGTTACAATCCATTCATCCCTTGCGGTCACACCCTTTCGTTGGGCAATCACACCGGGGTTGTCGATTATCCGTTGCCCGCCGGGTACGGAGCAACCCTGACCGTCGCCGTTCCGTCTTATCGCGGCGTGACAAATCCTTTCGGTCATATATGGAAATGGACTGATGGTTGCCTTTGCAACATTCAGTCGGATGCCGCCGGGGGATTATCGGAATTTTTCGTGTGCGACAATCCCGCCGAATTTGCAAGCACCATCGGGTCGGGCTATCAGTTACGCGGCAACTTGCCCCGTCAAGAGGGTTATGTTAAAGCCCTGATTCTCGGCGAACACGGCGAAATCATGCCCCTTGCGGTCGGTGGTGGCACAACGTCGTATTTTTGCGACTACTTTTATACGAACATCCCGACAAGTGGTTCAGCCACACGCGGCGTTTTGTTCGGCGGTAATGCGGATGGTGGTGCGGTTGCGGGCTTCGTGTATGCGGTTACGACTAATGCGCCGTCGTATACGATTGCGTATCTCGGTTCTCGGCTTTGCTTTTACCCAATCGACACCGCCGCGTAAGCGGAAATCGTTCCCCGAAAGCATTTTAACGGAATCTTGAAATGAAAGAAATTGGGTTGTCAGGTGTCGCGGCGTTTTGTTCAGCGGTAATGCGAATAATGGTGCGAATGCAGGCTTCGTGTATGCGAATACGAATAATGCGCCGTCGAATACGAATGCGAATATCGGTTCTCAGCTATGCTTGTAAAAATATAGTTGCATCACCTGAAACCTTGCCACAAAAACATCCCGTTCCGGGGGGTGAATGAGTGGGGCAACCCACGGCAAAAAATCAATCACGTTTAACGGCTTTGGTAGGGCAACCGAAGAAGCCTATTATTCAAGCAAAATGAAGCGTTTGAACAATCTTTTTGAAAAGGTCATAAGTCTTGACAATTTACGTCTTGCCGATGAACGGGCAAGGCGTGGAAAGGTGCGGACTTATGGTGTGCAGCTTCACGACAAAAACCGTGAAGCGAACATTCTTGCGCTACATAAGCAATTAAAGAACGGAACTTTCAAGACATCCCCTTATCACGTTTTCACAATCTATGAACCCAAAGAGCGTCTAATTTATCGTTTGCCGTATTTCCCTGACCGCATCTTGCATCATGCGATTATGAATGTTATTGAACCCATTTGGGTGTCAGTGTTCACAAAAGACACTTATTCGTGCATCAAGAATCGCGGGATTCACGCTTGCGCAAAGAATGTGCGCCGGGCATTGAAAGAGGATAAGAACGGCACACGGTATTGCCTGAAAATCGACATCCGCAAGTTCTATCCGTCAATAAACCATGAAGTGTTAAAAAGCATCGTGCGTCGTAAAATCAAAGACGCACGATTGCTTGCACTTCTTGATGAAATCATTGATTCAACCGACAATCCCGGTTTGAGCATCCGCAATTTCGTTCAGGTCAACGGAAAGGTCGTTGCGATTGATGGAAACGGTGTGCCGATTGGCAATTACCTTTCGCAATACTTCGCAAACCTGATGTTGGCTTACTTCGACCATTGGTTGAAAGAGGAAAAGCGGGTGAAATATTATTTCCGATATGCCGATGATATTGTCATTCTTGCGGGTGACAAGGATTCCTTGCACAACCTATTGCACGAAATCCGGGCTTATCTTGCCGGGTTGAAACTGACGGTCAAAAAGAATTATCAGGTGTTCCCCGTCGATGCGCGGGGAATTGACTTCTTGGGCTATGTCTTTTATCACACCCACACGCGATTGCGCAAGTCAATCAAGCAAAGGTTGTGCCGCCGGGTGGCACGTCTTAACAAACGGAAGAAGCCTTTGCCGAAAGAAGCGTATCGCCAACAAATTTGCAGTTGGTGGGGCTGGTGTAAATACTGCAATTCAATAAATCTTTTCAACAAACTAAAAACTTCAATGCCGTATGAAATTAGTTTCAATCGCCCCAAATGCGCATTACGACATGACGCACGGGCAACCCAAGACGCTTGAAAAGGACAATGACGGTTCTTGCATCGTGCGTCTTAACATCGCCCCTGAAATGGGCATCCCCGGCGGCGAAATTGCCGTTCAGTCCGCCGACGCGGAAGAAGTGCAAACCGGGTGGTCTTGCTATGAAGTCAGGACGTTTGCAACTCCGACCAAAGCGAACTTAAAAAAGGCAATCATCCGTTCCATCGTGGATGAAACCGCAGAATTTGACCTTGTAAACTCCTACAACAAGCACACGTTGGGAATCAAGGTCGATGAAACCGCCGTGCAGAATTACAAGGACTTCTTGACCCTGACCGAAGAAATCGACGCGGCATTGGTCGAAATCCTGAAAAACTAACTTCTAACTAACACTTACTAACATGGCAAGGTTTGGCGACCTCGGAATTGAATCCGGGGCAATCATCGGAAAAGGAATCGAGATTGAAGAATTGTTCGGCAAGCGCATCTTGATTGAGAAAACCAAGATTTCAAAATCGAAGTTCACGGGCAAGAACAATTCGGGAATGCGACTGCAAATGCAAGTCGTTCTTGCGACGTTCAACGAATGTGCCGATGCAAACGGCGACTTCTTTGTGAAGAAGCCCGACGGCACACCCGACGGCGAAAGGCGATGTTGCTTCACCGGGTCGGATATTCTTATTGAGGGCATCCAAGAAGCAGAAGCAAAGGTTTCGGCAATGAACGTGGAACGTGTCGGAAAGCACGAACCGCCCATTGAACTTTATCCGATAGACACAACCATTGTCAAGGTCGGCAAGTGTTTCAACTTCACCTAAACATGACAAACGAACTCCATCCGATTTTTTCGGCGGTCGGCAAATACCTGATGGGGGCAATCGGCGCACTGATAGGATTCTTGCGACCGACTTTCCCTTTCATCATCGTTTGCACCATCGCCGTGTTGCTTGATTGTTACACGGCATGGGCATTGTCGCGCCGCGTCAAGAAGAAGTTTCCCGGTGCTAACGATGGCAAGTTCAAAAGCCATTACGCCGGACGGGTATTTGTTACCCTTGTGAAAGTCTATGCCGTGACCGTGCTTGCCTTTATGATTGACACAATCATTTTCCCCGAAATTGCGATGATGTTGCCCAACATCGTTGCCGGAACGGTATGTTTTTGGCAAATATGGTCAATGCTTGAAAACGAATCGTCTTGCAATGATGCGCGTTGGGCGGAAATCGCGCAACGCATCATGGTTGACAAGACCGAAAGGCATTTTGACATCGACTTGCACGAACTCAAACACCCGGAACGGAACAAGGACAAGGACACCCCGGCAGCAACGCCCGGTGTCGAGTAATAAACCAAATCATTCAACCACATGGCAAATGTTGATTCCCTATTGCCTTACATCCTCAAATTTGAGGGTGGTTTTGTCAACGACCCCGCCGATGCCGGGGGCGCGACAAACAAAGGCGTGACAATCGCAACATGGCGGCAAGTCGGTTATGACAAGGACGGCGACGGCGACATTGATGTTGCCGACCTGAAATTGCTGACCAATGCCGACGTGCGCAACCGGGTATTGAAGCCCGCGTTTTGGGATAGATGGAAAGCCGACCGCATCAAGTCGCAAGGTGTCGCAAACATCCTTGTCGATTGGGTGTGGGGGTCAGGCAAGCACGGCATTGTCATTCCGCAACGCCTTTTGGGTGTTGTGCCGGATGGCATCGTGGGCGAAAAGACCCTTGCCGCCGTCAATGCCGCCGACTCCCGGCAGCTTTTCGACGCTATCTTTGAAGCCCGCAAGAAGTTCTTGCACGACATCACCAACCAATCCATCGCAAGGTATGAACGCAAAATCGGTCGAAAGGCGACGGAAGCCGAATTGAAGAAGCACACCAACAAACGCTTCATCAAGGGATGGTTGAACCGCCTTGAAGCGATTAAACAATTCCGCCCATGAAACGTGTGTTCTTCTTCATTGTCGTTGCCCTGATGCTTGCGTCGTGCGCATCGACCCGCAAGATTCAGGAAACGACCGCATCCGTTTCGGTCGATTCAACAAGCGTCAAGGAAACGGCAAGGCATGAATCCGAAAAGGTCGTTGACACGACCCGGACGGAACACGGCAAAGTCGTGATAACGGAAATCATCTTTGACACCGCGCCCGCCACAAGTCCGGCGACCGACAAGCCGGACGCAAGGGCATCGCCCGGCACGTCGGCATCGGATA